TGCCATCTTCATACCATCATAGTCCATCACTGTAGGTTTATGTACAATGTGGATCTCATTCATATAGTGACCAAGTAGCTCTTTCAAGCTATTCAGTTCATTAGTATTCTTAAAGAATGTGTCATGGTTACCACAGATGATATCCATGGTAATGCCATACTCCCTTAGTTTAGCAAGAAAGTATTGACGATTACGGTTAAGAGCACTGAAATTAATAAACTTCCTGTTATCGAAGTAATCACCAAGATGCACGATATGCTTAATACCATGTGCCAAAAGATGAGGAAAGAATACATCAGTAAAGAACTTCTCAGCATTATTGAGAAATATGTCATTACTATTGCGCACACCACAATGAGTGTCATTTAGAATCGCTATCTTCATTATTAGTCCTTATCACTTAGGAACTCACTAAGATCGGAATCAACTTTGACTTCTCGTTTCTTACGCTTCTTCTCTGATTTGACAAGATCTTTAACTACCGCATCTGCTTCTTTAACCTTTTCAATACGATCTTTTAAAATGTCAACATAGTTGGTTCCAACCAATTTGCTAAACTCTTCGGACATATCGATGCTCATAAACGCTTCAACACCAGAAGATGTCATATACTTATACTTAATATCTTGTTGTTTCTTTTCCTTTGCAATACGCCGAAGAAAGGCATACCAACTGATCTGCGTAAAGTATGCAAATGCATTAGGTTTACCTGTACGTGTAGCGGCTTCTATATTGTAGTTTTCAATTGCACGTAGACAATTCTCAACAGCATCCATAACCATCTCTTCACGATAGGTATAGCGAATGAAGTTAGATTTGTGGGATAGACCCTCTGCAATCTTTAAAAAGCATTCAGCGATGTAGTCTGGTACGATAGGTAACACACTCTCACTTGTCTTTGCTTCCATGACAGTTTTCACATAATCAACAACTGCGGATGAAAACTCTGCATTGTTTACATAATGAATACTGGCTCGTTTAGTTCGTGCCATCTATTACTCCTTTTCAGTAGACCTATTATACCAATTATTGGATAGGTTGTCAATCATAAAATAGTTGAAGTTTTTGTAATTTGGGGGGTTGACAGATTTGTGTTTCGATGGTATAATAAAGGACCATCTTCGGAAAGTAGGGATAGGGTTAGTGCAACTTGTCCTTGCGATTCTTTAAGAAAGATATGATATTGTCTTTCTCTTCTTCAGTAACTACATTCATGTTCTCAGCCGCTTCTTCTTCTACCAGATCTTTCCCATACTCATCCCATGCCTCTTGATCTATTTGTAGAAACTTAACTGTTTCTGTGTAGTTATCTATAGTCTCTGATGCAGGGTGTGCATCAATTGTTACGTGTCCTGCATTCAGTACTGAAACCATATTGTGCTGTACTTGCAATAGCATCCATGGGCGCATAGAACATAATCTATTGTCATCTTTTATCATATATTGAATGATTAAAGCATTACGAATTACAATCTCTTCACTATTATCATCATTCCATTCTAAAACCTCACAGACAATTTCAGATCCATCTACTAACTTAAACTGTCTTATCTCACTCATATCTTTAGTTCCACTTCATATATTTTATAATTAAACGACTCTCTAGCATATATCTTAATACGTTCTGCCGAGTGTAGTAGTGTGTAGTTCTTTTTACTCTTCCAATGCAAATCATCTGCAATATCATATAACACTGTAGTCGCACCGTTATCAGAGTTCCTTAATCCACGTCCTATAGACTGTTGTACTTTAATCTGACTCTTAGATGGTGATGCAAAGATTATGTTATGTAAGTTTCTAATATTAATGCCAGTAGAGAAGGTTCCTAAACTTGCAACAATAATGGCATTCTTTTGTGTTTCAACGATCTTACGTATCTGCTCTCTGTCGTTAGTATCTGTCTCACCTGATACAAAGAACACTTTACGCTTACTATGTGCTTTATTCTTAATTTGATCATAGAGCACTTTACCGTGCTTGTCAACAAATTGGAATAATACTAGTGTGTTACCATTTTGGTCTAAAGATAGGTTTGTAATCAATCTGTTACGTGCTTCGCATTTAACGATGTAATCTATCTCTTGATGGTATTCTTTCTTCCCCCAAGCTTTTCTAACTTCTTCTGGATACTTTAGCAATAGAACCTTAATGTCTAGTGGTGCCAGTGTGTTATCGTCTTGAAGCTTTTTGGTGGTTGTAACATTATATATACGCCCAAAAAGTCCCTCTAGTACAAGTTTGTGTGTCTTAGTTCCATCTAACGTACCAGTCGTACCAAATCTATATTCAGCCTCTCTACTCTTATTCATGATACCTGTTAATGATTTAGACTTAAAGTTATGAACCTCATCACCAAATACTGTACCAAACTGCTCAAACCAAACTCCTGGTAGTTTATAGATTGACTGCCATGTAGATATAAAGACACGTTGGCTCATGTTCATCTTAGGCTTCCCTTGGTAGATCCTATGACACATATTCTCCACATCCCAACTCTCATCGTATGTAGAATAGTCTTCGAAGTCTGCATACATCTGTTGAACTAAAGATGTTGTTGGGACAATGATTAGCACCTTTTTAGTGCTATTAGCTAACATCCAACGCATCAGCATATAGATGATTAATGACTTACCAGAACCTGTCGGTGATAGTAGGATAGCTCTTTTGCGATGCACTGCTTCAACCATTGCCTCTAGTTGATACTCTCTTGGAGCAATCTGAGAACCTCTACTTGACAAAGTTAACTCTTTCACAAAGTCAATTAAGTCATCGAAGGCTATATCATTTGTACTGTCTGGTCTGCCATAGTATGCATCATGTTCTACCTCAATCACATATCCACGTGCTTTGGCAAACTCCTGTACGTATGAGAAAAGACCAATAGGCAATTCACACGATTGTGCATTAAAGAGACGGATCTTACCATCCCACATCTTATTTCTATAAGAAGGTACGAACTTATATCCCGGAACATAGAATGAGAAAAAGTCAACTAACTCATTTGCTATTCCTGGTATAGTATGTACAAGACATACAGATTGATTCTTCTGCGTTATTACTAGTTTATCCACCGGCCTCGAATTGCCTCCACCTGATCATATTTCCGATTGTTTGGTGTCTCCAATTAAGATTAGTAACAATCTCTGTCAACGCCTCAACATTAGTCTTTCGTAGAGTGATTAGTTCTACAGTTTTTTGGATGTCTGTATCTGCATCATAATAGTAATCCATCTCACCCTTAAGGACTTTTAAGCCATTGAAAGGATCGAATTCCCAACCTAGATCTTCAATCTGATCTTGGGTTAGCTTACCATTATAGTATAGCCATTTCTTTTTAAGTAAGGATTTTTGTGAAAGTTCTGCCTTCTTCAACTGCAACTTTGCAATCGATAGAAGTTCTAGATACTTTGCGTGTAGTACTGGTGTATTTCTACTAGTCTCATCTAAGTTAAACTGTTCAATAGCACTATCGGTTTTCCACATTTCCAGAACGGTTTCTAGGTTCATTATCAAACTCCATAATCATTTTATATACCTTATCTATACGATGTCAAAGTAGGTAAAACTGAATGAGATAGGTACTGTTATGTACTGCACATCACTCGCATTAGCTGTTAAGTTAACTGCACCAATCAAAGTAGGAATGCAGTCTCTATAGATAAACTTGTTAGTTGTGTTATTGTGACTAGACAATATTGACAATGTAATATCCGCAGTTGTAGCTACTGTATTGCTGTCAGTTGCTTTCTGTTCAGATTGCAGAACCAAACGTTCTAACCAACTGTACATTTCTTTATATCCAGTCAAGTTTTCGTCTAATAGTAACTCTAAAGACAACTCATCGTATAGGATCTTATCCCCAGGTGTATGCACTGCAACACGAGAATATTGCACCTCAGTCTGCGCTACAGATACTGATGGGTGTACAATTGCTTGCACAAAGAACTCAAGGTTAGGATAATTCTTCCTATTAATACTTACTTTGTATCCTGTGGGCTGCAGGAAGTTCTCGTTCTTAGTTAAAGTTGCCATAGGGTTTCCTTAAAATTGTGGAATAGTCATAGCGTCTAAGTCAAAGTTTACACTGACTCCACATCCACAACTACTCTTAGCATTTGGGTTATTGATCTCAAAGTTACTTCCAGTCAAACTGTGGACATAATCAACCTCAGTTCCGATTAGAAACATCACACTATCTACACTGATAACAAATCTTCCTGTATCACATTCAATAACTTCGTCTTGAGGTCCGATCTGGTCTGCCATCATTGTACCCCAATCATATTCAAACCCAGCGCAACCACCACCTTTTAGGTTTAGGCTAATTGCATCACATTTGTTTTCAGAACAAAGT